GAAAGTCTTTCCAGTACTAGACTCTCCAGCAATAGCAGTAATCTTATTGCCAGATACACCGCCAAATATGCTACCTGAAACCAGTGCATTAAAAATGTACGAACCCGTGTCAACATAAGTTTCCGTTTCATCAATATCAGATGCTAACTTGGTAAAGTCGTCACCGATTTCTTTTACAATATCTTTAAGAAAATCCATTATGCTACCATCCCATATTGTTCACGAAGAATTTTTTTGTAAGGTAAACCCTGCTCTTTGAGTTCTTTGACTAATTTCAGTTTATGATACAAAGCAGCATCTCCACCAAAACCAAGTGCTTTTACAATAGTATTCAGTTCATCATCATTAATAGGAAGATCCATTAGGTAAAAAATAATTCAAGGTTTACAGTTTTTTCTACATTCCATCCAATAGAATCCAGAATAATTTTAAGTGGTTCAAGAAATGACTTTTCAAATTGTAAGTCATAGTCTATAAATTTGTCAAGGTTCAATTCCTTGGGAAAATCTTGAATAAATGAAATGACATTCTCATGAATACTATTAGGTTTTTTCAAATATAAAAATTTAATTTTTTCACCATTATTAATAAGTGAATATTTATTTGTTAACTTATTTTGTTTGATATAGTGATTAAACAATAGTGCTCCACGAACATGAATGGGAGTTCCTTTTACATAAACACTGGATGAAGAATTATATTTTTGAACATCAGAAGCAGTTCTAGGAAAAGCAATTTCTTCTGGAGGAAGATTCTTAAATTCTTCACGGCACTTATCAATAAAGTTAATTACATCTTCTTCTGTACCGTTCATCATTAGTTTGAGTCCATCTTTAATCATCTTACGACAAGGTGCTGGTGTAGAAGACTTGACTGCTTCAATACCCATCATTTTCAGTTTAGGTTCTTCATAACGAACACCCTCACTATCCCAAACATTGAGAATGTATCGTTTCTTTGCAGTCCAGATTCCACGATCAGCAATGTTCTCTCTTTTCATTTGCATCTTCTGGTCATATGCATTTACATACGAAGCCAGTTCTTGGTAGCAACTTTCAATATACTTTTCAAGTTCCACCTGACAGACCTTATCAAGGAACGAAACAACGCTTTGAGTAGTTTTCTCTCTGCCTTTGAATACACTTTCAACCAAAGGACCCATATTAAGATAAATGGAGTCAGTATCAGAAGCAATGACATAATCAACCTCATCAGTTTTGAGAATTTTATTCAGATAAGCATTCATCTTGTTCTCAATCCAACGGATAGAAACCTGACCCGACAAGGTGATTGCCTCTGCGTTTGCTAGTTTGTAATAACGGAAATACTGATTGCCGATAGCACCATAGGCAGAGTTCAGAGAAATCTTCTTTGCCATTTGAATATTATTACATCTGGCAATCTCTTTAACTAGATCTTTATTTTTAGTTTTCTCATATTCTTTCTTAGCTTCGATCATCTTCTTTTTAAAGATGACACGATCTTGATACATCTTCTCCATCAACTCAGGAAGAAATCCACGAACATCCTTACGGTACATTGCTCCGTTAGCACATACCGCATAGTCATTATACATTTCAAAACTAACTTCTTCGTTTAGGATCCTTTCAACATTTGCAGTTGGATGTCTTTCTTCCAGGAGGGTTTCTGGGGAGATATTGTATTGCATAATAAGATGAGGATACAGGCTATTGAGATCAAAACTGACCACCCAATCATATATCCCAGGAGTCGGTTCTTTAACATAAGCCCCCGCGTACTTCTCGTTTTTAGAGGATCTATTTCTTGGTGGAATAACTATATTTCTTTTTTTCAAATAATTAAAAATAATATTGTCCCACATCCTAACCTGATAGAACACATCAGCATAATTAACCTTTGCATCATATGCCATCGTCAAGGCAAGTTCAATGAGTTTCATCTTGTCTTCGAGACGGTCAACAAGTTCCACGTCTTTGATATTATACTCTACAAACTTTTGCCACCCTTGGGTATAAAAATCTTTAAAGGTATCAAATTCAGAGTGATCAAGTTTCTTCTGACCCAACTCCACCTCAGCTATATAGTCCAAACGATAAGATTCTTGTGCTTTATATGTAAACTTTTTGTAAAGATCTAGATAATCAAGTTGAGTCAGTCCACCCACATCAAATGTTGTATTTTTACGACCGTTAATATAAACCTCATCTTCAGAAACCAATCCCCAATTAGAGAAACGTTTCATAAGTTTTTCACCAAGAACCCGATTTAGACGTTTGCAAATATAAGGAATATCATATAACTGAATATTCCATCCAGTTACTACATCGGGAACATCTACCATCCAATAATTAATGAAAGAACTGAGAAGTTCATATTCACTTGGACAGTGGTGATATGTAACATTACTTTGCTTATTGTTAAAGGGTTTAATCCCCCACGTAATGATCTTCTTTGTAGTATAGTCTTGGATAGTAATTGCAAGAATTTCTTCAGAGCATGATTCTACATCAGGGAATCCTGCTTCTGAAGCAACCTCAATATCCAAAGTCACAAGTTTAATTTTACTAATATCAAACTTAATTTCGTCTTCTGGATATTTTTCTGAAATGTATTGATAGATATATCGATCATTTCCGTAGATATCAAATCCATCAACTTCGTCGTATTTTTTATAAAACTCACGACAATCTTTTACAGTTCCTGGATTAATGGGTTCTACTGCTTCACCACTTAATGTTCTATACTTGGAATCTTTTTTAGTTTTTACAAAGAGAGTTGGAAAGAACTCATCTCTAGTTTCAAATCTTTGACCATTTTCTACTCCACGAACCAAAAATTGATTTCCAATCAACTGAACATTAGTATAGAATTTCATTCTTTAATTAAATCCTCATATTTTTCAATAAGTGTCGGAGTTGGATCTGCAAGAGTTAAAATCTTGTCCGAACTCATCATAAAAGTATTTTCTTTTGTATAACCACAAAGAAATGGTTCAAGAGTTTTGTCAGATTTAACTACAAACGGTTTAACCAATTTGCAGTCTGGTTCTCCAATATCTGCACCAACTTCCTCAATCTGACTGATTAGTATCTGGGTATTCATCAGTGCCAGAATTTTGATTGTCTTTTCCATAGTTTACAATGTCCTTAATATACATTTCTTTTAATTTTGATACTGGTTCCACCATTGTAATCAACCAATCAGATGGAACAGGAATTTTTTCGTCTTTTGAAAGTGGCATCCAAGGAAAGAGAGAAACCTCAAATCCAGCTTTTTTAACACCATCAGATTCTTCGGACTGAAGAACATTTGGATTCCTCATTTTAACAATACATGGTTTGTCCAAAAAATATCCAATAACTCTACGTTCTTCTCCCTCACCAAATCCCATTTCAGATACATCGGAAATAATGTCTTCTCCCGACTTTAAAAGCATTAATTTAATAGTCATGATTTACAACAACCTTTTAGTAGTATAGCAAGAAAAAAAGGAGGAGTCAACCTGGATTTTGCCAGGTGCTCCTCGCGCCGACGATATTCAATTCTATTTAGAGATAGTCTTTCCTCTTGTGATGATCGGGAACAATTCTACCAAGAGTCACCGTCAAAAGCCCATCCTCAAAATCAACTGATCTAACTTCCGTATCATCAGAGAGTGTCCAGGAACGTGTAAACGACCGTTGAGCCAGACCCTTGTGAACATACCTGGTGTCCGTTTCTTTATCCTCTTTCTGACCTTCAATAAAGAGTTTACCATCTTGAGTGTAGACAAAAACTTCTTTCTTTTTAAATCCAGCAAGTGCAAGTTCCAGTCTTGACTCTACATTGCTAACTTGAACCAGATTGTATGGAGGATAGTTAGTAGTCGTTTCGTGAATCGTGAATAATCGATCAAAGTATTCATCTAGTCCGATGCTATTGCGAGTGATCTTATCCATCAAAGTAGGAAGATCCGCAGCAGTATAACGTGCAAGGTTAGTCATTATAGTAGCTCCTTTAAAAGCGAGTTTGTGTTTTGTGGACCCTTTCGGCATCCATTACTAATTATACAAGAAACGAAAAAAAGAGGAG